CGACGAGACCGGCACGTACAATCCCGCGTGGCTGAACGTCGGCTTCAACGTGCGTTACGGCACGAGCTGACAAGGGTGGGGAGGGTAACACCTCCCCACGTCTCGGCTGATAAGACACATTACGGGACGGGAGGCACGGATGGATTACGCGCTGCTGCACGATGAGATCGGCCAGCCGGCATACGCCGGCATGACCGACGCCGAGATCGTGACCGCAATCAACGCAACCAGCACGGATCGCCGGCGCGTGTCAATCGCCGCGCTCCAGGCGCGAGCGATGGAGGTGTCCGCCTACGTCGCACTGCGTACCGCGGTGTTGACGCCTGAGACGCCGGCGCAACTGCGGGCGCTGGCGCAATCGGTGCTTGATCTGGTGTCGTCGCGGTTCGAGGACATCGACCTGGATAATCAAGCCTCGCGCCAGATGTTCGGTGCGCTGCAACAGGCAGGCGTGATTTCGGCACAGCAGGCGGCGGCTATTGACGCCCTGGCCACGGTCGAAGTACCCAGCCGGGCCGGCGCGCTAAGCCTGGGCACCGTCACAGCCGATGACATCCAGGCGGCGCGCGACTGGTACGCGGCGCAGGTCGCGGAAGGCGGACGATTGGTGGCGTTTGGCCTACTGCGCGAGCGATTGGTGGTCGGCTACAACGTTGCGCTGATCTGGTTGCAGGCGCAGCAAGACGCCGGGCACGCGGCGCCGGAGTGGGCCACGCTGATCGAGAGGATGTAGGCGATGGCCACCGTTGTAGCGCAGGCAAGTGGCAATTTCTCCGCGGGCGCGACGTGGGTCGGCGGCGTAAAGCCGCAGCCTGACGACACCGCGCAGACAGCGAATTATACGGTCACGGTGGATGAGAATTTCACCGGCACGCTAAACCCGACCGGCTCCGGGCATTTTGAAATTACCACCGGTGGCATCACGATCACCGGCGATCTGGTAATGCAATCGACGTACACAAGCGGCGGGCTGCGCTGCACACACGCCACCGGTGTGGTTGCGCTGTCTGGCACCGTTACGGGCGGAAGCGGAAGTTCTGCTTCCGGCGCGTACAACGCAAGCACCGGTACGCTGATCGTTGGCACCGCCACGGGCGGAAGCGGAGGTAATGCTTACGGCACGAACAACGCAAGCACCGGTACGCTGACCGTTGGCACCGTTACGGGCGGAAGCGGAAGTTCTGCTTTCGGCGCGTACAACGCAAGCCCCGGTACGCTGACCGTTGGCACCGTTACGGGCGGAAGCGGAAGTTCTGCTTTCGGCGCGTACAACGCAAACGCCGGTACGATGACCGTTGGCACCGCCACGGGCGGAAGCGGAGGTTCTGCTTTCGGCGCGTACAACGGAAGCAACGGCACGGCGCGCATTGGCACCGCAATTGGCAATAATTTCGGGCCTGGCGGCGGCACCAACAGCGTCCCGGGCGTGTACGGCAGCGGGAGTCCGGGCGCGATTACCACCGTCAAGCACGCGGTACATGGGGCATACGGACAGGCGCCGCTGGCTGGCAGCGTGTTGTTGCTCGACGATGCGGGCGACAACACGTACACATACCGCGAGGTGCTCAACGGTGCGACGCAGGTGCTTAATCATCCGTCGCTGACGCCGGACTGGCCGGCAGAATCCGATGTGCGTAACGGCACGCCGTATGGCAGCGGGACGCGCACGGGCAGCGCGTATATCCCTGCTGCGGCCAGCGTGGCTTACGGTGTGCCGGTGGACGCCACGACGGGCACAGCAGTGCTGACTGCCGCTGCCGCGACCGCAGCGGTGTGGGATGCGGCACGCAGCGGGCACGCCGATGCCGGCACATTTGGCGCAACTTCGGAGTGGGCCGGCAGCGTGGACGAGGAGGCGATTGCTACGGCGGTGCTCGATGCGCTTGGCTCGGCTGGTAATCTGGATTCTCAGTTGGCCTCCCTGCCGACTGCTGCCGAAAACGCGGCCGAAGTTGACTCGGTGTTGTCAGCGGCGCACGGGAATGGGTCTTGGGGGTCTGGTGCGTCAGGCAGCGGCGCAATCGAATATACCGTCACGGTTAACGACGAAAGCGCGCAGCCGCTTGACGGCGTTGAGGTGTGGGTCACCTCGGACAGTGCCGGCACAACGGTTGTAGCCGGCACGCTCACAACCAACGCGGCGGGGCAGGTGGCATTCATGTTGGACGCGGGCACCTATTATGTGTGGCGGCAACTGGCGCGCTACAATTTCGCCAATCCAATTACGATCACGGTGGCATGACATGAGCGGAACCGTTACATCTGGCACTGTAGCAACTGGATACCGGGCAGGTCTGGCTGATCTCGTTACGCGTTGGCGCGAGATGGTAGCAGACAGCGCGGGCAGCGTCTGGACAAACGCCGAGGCGCAAACCATCCTCGACAGTTACCGCATCGACATGTACCGGCGCGAGTTGACGCCGGTCCCTGCCAACGTCGGCGGCACAACGACCTGGAAGACATACCTGGTTGGCCAGCAAGACATCGAAACGGTGGCCAGCGGTACCGCATACTGGCAGGTGTGGGACGCCAACGGCAGCGCGATTGGCACGGCCAACTACACCGCTGATTACCAAACCGGTATCCTGACGTTCAGCGCGGATCAGCGCGGGAGTGTGCGGTATCTCGACGGTCGGTCGTTCGACCTGTACGGCGCGGCGGCGCACGGCTGGCGCGAGCTCGCCGGGGCAAAGTCGGGCCTGTACCAGTTCAGCGCGGACGGTGCCAGTTACAACCGGCAGCAGTGGTTCGACCACTGCATGCAGATGGCGGAGTACTACGACCGCAGAACCACCACGGGCACATCAGCCATGAGCATCGGCATGATGTGGCGCAGTGACTTGGAGGTGAGCTGATGCCACTCCTTTCTGCCTCCGAAATCGCCGACATGCGCAGCACCCAGAACGACACCATGCCCGATACAATGGTGGTGTGGCGGTACACGACAGCTAGCGACGGCATGGGCGGCCTGACAGAGACGTGGGCAGCGGTCGGCACGGTGACGGGGCGGGTTGCGCCGGCGGGCCGGGCTGGGTCGGAGCAGATTATCGCCGAACGGCTGACGGCCTCGGAGCCGTGGGTAATCACGGTGCCGACCGGAACGACCGTTTACGCGCGTGACAGGTTCGTGATCGCGGGGCGGACGTTCGAAGTCGAATACGTGAACGAGCACGAAGCCTGGGAAACCGCGTTGCAGTGTTACGGGTACGAGGTGAGTGAATGAGCAAAGAGATCGTCATCACGCTCAACCGGCTGCCGGAGATCATCGCCCGGTTCCCCGTCGAAACCAGCGCGATGGTACGCAAAGCCGCTTACGATGTGGAAGGCAATGCAAAAACCAAAGTGCCCGTGGACACCGGCGCGCTGAAAAACAGCATCCAGACCGTCGTGGCACCGGACGGTTTCAGCGCGGAGGTTGCGACCGGCATGGAGTACGCGGCAGCGGTGGAGTTCGGCACCAAAGAGTATGTCATCAAACCCAAAGACAAGCAGGCGCTGTTCTGGGCTGGGGCCAAGCATCCGGTAAAGTCGGTGACGCACCCGGCGACGGCACCCAGGCCGTACATGACGCCAGCGGCTGAAGAAGTCAGGCCGCAGTTTGAAAAGGCTATGGGCCAACTGGTGGAACGACTATGAAGGCGGTCGATACCGGACTGTTTGCCGTGCTGAGTGCCGACGCCGGGACCGCGATGGGCACGGTAACGGGCAGCCTGAATAACTTGGGGGCAACGGGCGTATACCGTCTGTACGCACCGCAGACAGCCACGCTGCCCTTTGTTCTTTTTAACGAGCAGGCCGGGGTGGATTACTGGACATTCCGCGACCGCGAGCGAAAGAGCCTGGTCTACCAAGTCAAGGCGGTGGGGGCGGGTCACAGTGGCAGCGCCATCGCCGCGATGAATGACCGCTTCGACGTACTACTCAACGACCACCCGCTGACGCTGACCGGCTGGACGTGCCAGCGCATCCGGCGGGAGTCGAACATCGAGTACGGCGAAGAGGGCGAAGGGATCATCTACCAGCACGTAGGTGGACTCTTCCGCATCGATGTGGAGCCGGCATAGGTACGAGAACTGTCATTATCAGCACAGAAAGGAACTTGAATGCCTCGCGAAAAGCTACGCATCATGTACGCCTCCAATGCCCCGTGGTGCTACAGCGGGTATGGCGTGCAGGGCCGGTCCCTATTGCCCCGGCTGAAGGAACTACCGGAGATTGACGAGATCGCGATCTTTGCCTGGTACGGGCTGCAAGGTGGCATGTTGTCAGCCCACGGAATGCCCGTCTATCCGGTGGGGATCGATCCATACGGCAACGATATGTACGGGGCGCATTGTGAGCACTTCCGGGCGGATCTGCTGATTACGCTGATTGACGCCTGGGTGCTCAAGCCCGATACGTGGAACCTGCCGGAGTACACGCGCTGGGCGCCCTGGTATCCGGTTGACAATGATCCTATCCCGTCGCGGGTGGCTGATGTCGTGAAAAAGTCACACTACCCGCTGACGTATGCTCGGTTCGGGCAGGCGCAATCAGATCAGGCCGGAATCGCCAACACCTACATTGCTCACGGCCTGGAGCCGAACGTCTACCGGATTGTCGAGCAAGACAAGGTGTTGGCATTCCGCAAGGAGTTCTGCGAGGGCGCGGACTGGCTGGGCGTGATGGTGGCAGCGAACAAAGGATGGCCGTCGCGCAAGGGCTTCGAAGAGACGCTGCTCGCGTTCCGGGCCGTGCTGCCTGAACTGCCGGAGAAAGCAATCCTGTACATTCATGCCGACCACACCAAAACCATCCAGGGTGGGGAATTGGGCGTGATGGTGCGGGCGATGGGGTTGGCGGAGCATGTGAGATTTCCCAACCGTTACAAGTTGTGGATTGGTGGATACGACCCCGGGTATCTGGCGATGATGTACAATGCCGCGGACGTGTTCTTGTCGCCGTCCAAAGGCGAAGGCTTTGGGATTCCGATCATCGAGGCGCAGGCGTGCGGCTGTCCGGTGATCGTGACCAATTTTACCGCCATGCCTGAACTTGTGCGGTGGGGTGAGCTGGTGGAGCCGGAGCACCTCAACTGGACGTACATGGACTCCTGGCAGGCGGCGCCCAGCGTGCAGGGCATCGAAGCCGCAATCATGGCACTGTGGCAGGAACGCATGGTCATGACGGCGGGCGAACTGAACGATAAGCGGCTGGCAACATCGGCCGCGATACATGCGGAGTACGGATGGGACAACCTGGTGCGCGACCAGTGGCAGCCGTTCCTGCGGCGGGTCTTGAATGATGTCAACCAATGACGAGCTGCGGGACTTTCTGCTCGTGCTGCGCCGCGCGCTGCTGATGGTTGTCCGGTGGATCGAAAAACGATACGAGGTGAATGATGGCAATTCATAGCGGCACCAGCGGGTCGGTTGTGTATCAGACTGTAAATGGTACGGCAGGCACGCTGGTTGGCGAGATCAAGAACTGGACGCTGACCGTCGAAGCGGAGGAGTTGGACACGTCGGCTTTCGGGCAGTCGTGGCGCGGCTTCGACGCCGGGATCAAGCAGTGGTCGGGCAGCTTTGAAGGCAACAAGGACAACGACGACAGCCAGCAAACCGCACTGTGGACCAATTTGCTGGCCGGCACCAAGGCTGAAGTGACGTTCTTCTTGTCTGGCACCGCGGGCTACTACGGCACCGTGGTCATCCTTGGCGAAGAGGTGGCGCAGGCTTTCGACGCCTTTGGCGAGACGAGCTACAACTTCCGCGGCGACGGCACCCTGGCCAAGAAGTGAGGGTAAACGAATGGCACGAGTAACACGCGGGCAGCTATTGACTGCCCCCCTGCGAACTGAGACAGTTCCGGTGCCCCAATGGGGCGGTGACGTTGTGATCGGGGAATTCCCGGTCGGCAAACGCAACGAGCTTATGGCGTCGGTGATGGGTGATGACGGCAAAGTGGTTGTCTCGCCCGACATCGAGCTGCGGCTTTTCATCGCCGGCATGGTAGACCCGGAATTCGCGCCAGAGGACGCGACTACGCTGCAATCGGTTTCCGGCGCTGCCATCTCATTGGTGGCAAAAGAGATCATGCGGCTCAACGGGATGGACGCCAGCGCGCAGGATGGCGCGCGGGGGGAATCCTAGCGCCAGGGTCCGACCTGCTGTATCGGCTGAATCTGGCTGAGCGGCTGGGTCGGACCCTGGCCGAACTTGACGCAACGATGGGCAGTCACGAGCTGCTGCTGTGGGCGGCGCGTGACGAGATCGATGGCATGGTCAAAGAACGCACGAACAAGACGCGTGGGTTGACCTACAGCCAGGCACTCGACCAGGTACGCGCCAACTACCAGGCGCACATGAGGCGGAAACGATGACGGTTGTCGCTCAGCTGATGGTCAAGATTGGGGCAGATATCGCGGGCGCGGTGGATGGCCTGAGAAAAGTAAGCAGCGGGGTGAGTGACTTCGCTCAGACTGCGGGCCAAAAGCTCAACTCGGTTGGGGACAGCTTCACCGGCGTTGGCAAAAAAGCAACGCTGATGACTGCCCCAATCGCGGCGGGTATGGCCGTTGCCGTCGCCAAGGTTGCCGACTTCGAGAGTCAGGTTAACATCCTTGACGTCACCATGAAGGATAGTGCGGTAACTGGTGAACAATGGTCTGCGGTTGCGCTGAAGATTGGCGCTGACTCTGAGCTTGTCGGGATCAGCGCCAGTCAGGCTGTAGAGGGTATCACCAACCTCGGAAAAGCGGGCCTGGACACAACAGGGATTTTTGGCGACATGCAGGGGTATTTGTCTGGAACAACATCCCTGCATGGCGCGCTGCGCACAGCAGTAGACCTGGCTGCTGCAAGCGAGCTTGACCTGAACCAGGCATCGATGGCGACCGTTCAGACGATGAACCAGTACGGTCTGACGGTCGAACAGACGGCAGGCGCGATGAACAATATGGTGCAGTCGGCTGACGCCAGTACTGCATCAGTTACACAGCTCCTTGACGCGCACGCCAACTTTGGGCCTATTGCGTCGCAAATGGGAATGTCTGTGGAGCAGGTCAACATCCAGCTGGCGGCCTTACATGACCGCGGGATAATGGGCGCAGAGGCAGGCACGGCACTCAAAGCTATGT